AAGACCTCTTGCCAAATCTTTGATACTACTATTTTATCACTATTTCAGCCTAACAATTACCGCTTTTTTACCGCAAAATTACCGCTTTTTTACCGCAAAATTACCGCTTTTCGCAGACCAGAACTGCACCACGATATTGCCAAGCAAATGCCAGTAAGGCTCTGTCTAGTAGATCCTGATAGCGCGTCTTCTCGATCCCTAACTCTGTGTAGATAACATAGGCAGAATCAGGCACATTTTTGAGAAAACGCGAATACAGGATGAATCTGTAGGTTGGATTGAACAGTCTCGATACCGCCTGCTCGATCTCTTCCAGCTCAGACAAAGCGTCTACACGTCTAATTGCTAGATTCTCGATAGGTCTATTAGGCCCGCTTGCTCCACGGATTTCAAATGTAAATTCCTGCGTTACCTTTTGAATGGCTTCGTCACAAGCAATCTCCCGCCACTTCGGATACTCTCTTAGCTTAGCCTTTGCCTTTCGGATTGTCCTTTTTTCGTTGATTTCTGGCAAAAGCGGAATCACTCTTTCTTCAGACATTCAATCTCCTCATCACATCGTTTAACCTGCTTCTTTAACCAATCCCTGCGCTTGGATGCTACTTGCAGACCAAAATCCCTCTGCACAACTGCCATGTGTTCTGGTTCTAGGTCTCTCAAGTAGCATTCCTTCGCATGCTTTAGTTGTGCTATTTTATCCTCCAACATTGTTACGCTCCGCTGTTTCTTTCAAATTTTTAGCAAGCTCTGCGTCGATTGTCTTATTGAGCTTATCGACCTGCTCTGTGATTTCTGCGTTTTGTCGTTCCAGCCTAAAGACCTTATCGTTCAGATTTTGGTTTGCTTCGTACTGCTTGTAAAATCCAAAGCAGACTACTGCGACGAATACGCACAGGATTAAGTAAGTAAACTTATTTAAAAATTTATCTGAATTCATTTTAATCTCCTTTTCGTTTTAAATAAATTTGGCACATCATCTGTAACCATGTACCATCGATTTTTTCGAATTGGTCAAGAGTAAGATAATAAATCTGTTGCTTGAACCAATAAGCAAAATCTTCGAAATTATCGATCACAACAAAATTGTCATATATATTAGCATAGTAATTGTCGCCGTAAAAATTCCCGCAAATCGAATAGACATAAAAATAATCTCTATGCTGACTTTCTTTCCTGTAGATTTTTAATCTCATTTTTCTCTACCTTTCAAAAATTCTGGCATATCATCACCAATCGAAATGGATTCATACTGATCCCTATTAACCAGATACTTTCCATAATGTCTGATTGTGACATGATACCTGCCGTTGATTGCTTCCTTGTGAGTAACAACAGGTTTATTAAATGCTGCCCCTGCGTAGAACGAGACTACGCACGAGGCAATGAAGAATATTAATTTAATTTCGGTCATTTGGTTTTCTCCGATTTTATTTCTACACTAAATTTATATCCATTGATTTCACAAGGGGTAATAATTCCCTTCATGTTTGGCCTATAAATCAATTCAAACATTTGTTCTAAAATCATTTTGCCGATTTTTAATTGTGCTTCAAGCAATCCATTGTCGTCTTCCATCGTTCATCCTTTCTTAAACAAACAAACTAGCAAGCAAGAGCAGACCTGCATAGATAACAGCACTCAAAATGCCACGGATCGCAGTGTTCAAAAGCTCTTCGTCTTCATTCTTCACTTTTTCTTTAGGAAGAATATAAGCCAACAATGCATGTAATCCAAATGCTTGCCAAAACGAAATCTTGTGAACATCAATTATCGTTATTACAATTTCATTCCAACCAAATTGGACGACTAGCGTTGATGCAATGATGCCAATGATTGCCAAAATCACAGTAGCTGTTTTCTTCATTTTTTCTCCTCCAAAAGTTCGGGGTTTTCGTAAATGTTGCCGATTATCTCCATAAATTCATTATTTTCACTCAAATCTAACTTTGAATTATACCAAACATCTCTTCTAATCCATTTACCTTCTTCTATATCAAATTCGACAATTTCCTGAAAATCCTCACCGGCATGTCCGAATAGAATATCTTTTTCAAAAATCTCCTTACAATTTTTGTCGAATAGTCCTGTAAATCGTCCAACTGTTTCTGGATTTACAGGACACCAAGAACCGATAGTTATATACTGTTCGTTAGCTTCTATAACTTCGTTGATAATGAATGACCGTCCTCTGTCTTCTATCAGATAGCCATATTGCCATTGACCTTTACTGTTTTCGTCTATGGACAACCCTCTGTATGGATATATCATTTAATTACCTCCAGCAATTCTGGATTTTCGTGAATATTGCTGATTATTTCTATGCCACTCGCTACATTGCCTAAATATTCATAATAATCATACCCCTTTAGGCAATTAACCCACATTCCTAAATCAGTTCTAAATTCAACCACACCTTTTATTGGATGATTTCCCGAAGCAGTTATATCCCCCTCGAAAATCTCCTGTCCGTTCTTGTCAAACAGTCCTGTCGATTGCATGAGTTCGATTTCGTCTGCTTCGCGCATAAACGTGATTGCGTCGCCGATAAAATCCAACTGGCCGTTATCAAAATGGATCTCATCAGCATCAATCATTTTCTTGTCATTCTTGAGCCAAGCTCTAAATTTTGGTATCATCTTGCACCTCCTTGTTTTGGCTTATTTCTTTTAAAAATGGGGTTCTTCTTTTCTTTTTTCTTCTGCTTGTGATATTCGCTATCTTTGTTAAAGATAACATCTTCATCTTCAATCAGTTCAGGAATAAAGTTTCCAGATGGGTATCGTTCAGGTCGTTCCATCACTCCACCTCCTCAATCTCAATCCCCGGGCAATCAAACACCCAGCCGAACCCTGCTTCTTCCAGCTCTTTGCGGGTGTGAATGTTGATTGTAGAACCATACGGGTACGTATCGCTGAGATACCAATAACCACCATCTTTATTCTTTTTTAGTGCAACGCAATCTTTCTGCATTCCCTTCATCTTCACCAAATACCGCTTCTCTTTCTCGACCTCGTAGCCGTCAAGCCAAGATCTGGCAAAGAGTTCTGGATTATCCCAGTACCATTCTGCCACCCCGTCAGACATACTTGCGTCAATTGAATAGGACAGTGTAAGTCCGTGTTTTTTCTGTTCTGTGATAAAATCAGCTATATACTGCGGTACGACTGGTTTATTTAATTCTCTACGTATTTTATCGGCATCTTTGAGTTGTTCACCAACCCATGCGCCCTCAAATTTGCCTTGCTCATATCCTTCACGCCATTTTACATGACTAAAATCTTGCTCAAACTCACCCATAATGGCTTTTAACCAAACCTCTCTGTCATGTAATGGTAATTCACGCAATCGTGCTAGTATGTTCTTAACATAGCGAGGCGTTTCGTCTGCTTTACCTTTTTCTGGTTTGTCAAGTTGTTTAATCTTTGCGATAATCTTATCCACATCAATTCCGTTTATAAACTTGTTTAAACCGCCTTTTAAAGACTCGCAATATTCAATCAATTCCTGTTTATTCATTTTCCATCTCCTCGCTCATCAAAAAACTTTTCAAAGTCAAGCCAATCGTCTTTGATAAGATTGCCAATTTTTGTGACCTTGTCACCCCAATCTTTCATCTCTATTCGGACATATTTTCCGGCCAATTCTTCCCACGTGTTGACACCTACTACTTCCAAAATTCTGACAATCAATTCAAAACCTTCTTGTGTAGCAACTCTTCTTTTCTCCATTTCTGCGTAGCCATCCAGTGCACGACCACCTAGTCCTACCCCAAAACCATCGCCGCTCAAATATAAATAACAAGTCAAGATTCCATGTTCTTCTCTTCCGAGAAAAGTCTCTTCGATTTTAGCGTTAACTATTTTATTCATTAACTTCCTCCATTCCCTCAATCAACCAATCCAGATTCTTTCTGGCTTTCTTTAAATCTTCCAGTCCATTCTTGCTTTGGAATCGCAGTAGATACTTAATTGCATTACCCCAATAAAATCCTTGCACGGCTGTTAAATTGCCTGCGAAGTTTCGGACAACATCTATAGCTTCAAGGCCGAACTTGCCCTTGTAGTGGCTCGGATTATTGACCTTGTCTGCTTCAATCATTTCATCTAGTACTTGTTCGTATGATTTTTCTTTCATTTTAAGTCCTTATCCCTCTACTTTCTCAGTTTCGTATTGTAGCCAAACCAATGTTTCGTATAATTCTCTAGCTACTATTTTTATATTGCTGACTTCTTGTGCAGTCATATTATCAACATCACATATCAAGTCTATTGTGATATCATTCATTTTTAATATGTACTGTTTTTGCTTCGAAAGATGCGACCTATCTACTCGAACTTGTAGTGCGTGCTCATATCCCAACAGATAACCAATACTTACATCAAAGTATTTAGCAAGCTGTTGTGCTTTTTCTGGCTTAATATTACTTATTCCACTTTCCCATCTTTGGATAGTTCTTAGATTGACATTAAGTTCTTGAGATAATTTATCTTGAGATATTTTTCTGTTTTTCCTAAGTTCTTTTAATCTGTTCATCTGTCAAATCCTCTTCCTTCACCCACACTCCGTCAATCAGCTTGCCCTTACGGTCTTTGATTTCATTCCACGCTAGCGACAAGCAGTCTTTAAATTTCAAACCTTCGTCCTTCGCAATTCGTTGTAGGTAGGCAATTAAGTACACGATATGCCCTTCACACTTTAAATTTCTCTTGACAAAATTTGATACAGCACCTATATATTCAGAGGCTTCTAGCACGACATTTTCTTTCGATATATTTTCGTATGATAACTCAAAATCACTAATCAATCTAACGCCTTGCTGTTGCGCCAAAATAATCAACACAACGACCACATCACCAATCGAATCCTTAACGACCTCTTTATTTCCCTTCGCAAGACCTGAAGCCAATTCTCCAAACTCCTCGTAGAGTTTCAACATCTGCTTCTTGCTATCTGCCTTGTCCAGTCCACGATCAATAGACCATTTCTGTACGTTTGTAATTAATTTTTTTAATTCCATTCTAAATCCCCCACGATTTTTCCAAATGCATTTCACGTTTGAGCTTGCGTTTTAACTTTCTTAACCGCTCTTCCTCAGTCGTGTTCTGTGTGTTATTAGCTTTTAACAAATATTTCTGTCCAACTTCAACATCACTATTTTTTATCTTAGCTGAGTCTAGTTTCTCTCTCAGACACGTTTCAAAGAACGTTTTATCAAATAAAGGCGCTAGCTTAATCATTGTACCGACGGGAGGTAATCGCCCCCCTTCTTATCGATACGGATTCTGGATCCTATGTAGCTCACTTCTTTTTCGTTTGATATAAACGTGCGCAGGAATTCAAATACGTTTTTATATTCGCTCTGCTTCTTCTCAATAATTGAGTAGAACTTTTCTACACTTCCCATTCCCTAACCTCTTTAAT